TCCGGCCTCTGGCGCCGGATTCACTCATCGCCCAAACTCACCGCAGCCCGCAACGACGCCGAGGCGTCCGGCATCGAGTTCGCCGAGGCCGGTCTTCTCGCGGCAATCAAGGCGGGGAAGGTCCAGGCGATCATCTTCTTCCTTCAATCGAGGTCGGAGAAGTACCGGCCACGCGTGGACGTCGGGCCGGTCCAGCCGCCGCGCGACGAGAAGGAGATTCTTGCCGACCTCAGGAAGCTCGGGCTCGCGCCGGTAGACGAGGCGGAGCCAGCCGCGCCGGACCAGACTCCGCCGGAGGTGCCGGATGCCTGACGAACTGCCCGCCCTGCCGGACTTCAATGCGCTCCCGCTCGCCGTCGGTCGCGCGATGAACAAGGCGCTCTACGAATGCGGCCTCATCTGGAAGCGGGAGGCCGTGGCGAACGCACCACGCTCGCCGAAGATGTCCGAAATCCGTGCCGTCCGCAAGAAGAAGTGGGAGGCCAAGGGCAAGAAGCCGACCAAGAAGCAGAAGGCCGCGTGGAAGAAGCGCATCAACCCGCGCGCCAAGTCCCGCCCGGCCCCAGGCGGGCTTGAGCGGTCGATCTCGATGTGGTCGCACGGGATGCCGCACTGTAACGGGAGTTTCGTCGAGGTGTTCGTCAAGCAGGGCGCGGAGGCCGGGAAGTACGCCAAGAAAATCCACGACGAGAAGGGCAAGTCGTGGCGCAACCGAGGCCCCGGCACCATCGCGAAGGGCTCCCGCGCCGATGACAAGTTCATCGAGCGCGCGATGACGGACAACCTGCCAAAGTTTGAGAAGAAGCTCGTGAACGCCCTCGGCAGGGCGGTCGAGGAGGCGCTGAAAGCATGAACGAACACACCGACAACTCCGGGCGGCTCCCGTCCGACAAGTTCTCCGCATGGACGGAGGCCGAAAACGAAGCGCTCCGCATCCTGTGCGAGGCGACCGGCATGACCGCCGGGACCAACGCCTTCATCGGAGAGACGAAGGCCGATATCGTCAACTCCTTCTACCTCTACAACGACCCCGTCCAGTACGGCGGCGAGGTTTTCTACGCGCCCAAGCCCGGCACCGTCGCGCTCAAGTACACGGCGGTCGGCCAGTTCCTCTCCCGCGCGGCGGCGCAGCGGTGGGCGATGCGGATCGTCTGCGCGCTACCCGTCCACAACCGGGGCAACATCCAGCATTTCCGCATGGACAACACCGGAATCGGAGCAATCAAGGCCGACACGGCGACCTTCCGCGCCGAGGTCGGAGAGCAGCCGTTCTACGTCCTCCCGATCACCTTCGACCTCGTGTTCGAGATTCGGTGACGCACCGCTGTTTTACCGCGCGGGTAGTGTTGCGGGCCGTGAGATGGCGGCAGAACGCCGTGCAGACCGGATGAATCCCTCGTGGACGCGTCGAGCGCCGCCTAGCGGCCTCCCGCCCGCACCCTTTCGCCCAACTCCTCCGGGCGCAATCGGAGGTGACAAACCAAGAACCCGACTCGCGGCGGCTTCCGCGTGACAACCCAAGAACAACCCCATGACATTCCCCGAAATTCTCCAGAAACTCCAGAAGGCCGAGGCCCTGACCGACGAAGAAAAGGACTTCCTCTCGAAGTTCGATTACACCGCCGATCTCAACGCCGCAGCCGCCAAGGCACGCCGCAAGGCGGAGGAAGACGCGAAGAAGAAGGACGAGCAGATCGCCCAACTCACCACCCAGATCGAGGAGGCCAAGAAGGCCGCCGAGAGCAAGGGCGCGGAGGGCAAGGGCGAGATCGAACGTCTGACCGGACTCGTGACCGGCCTCCAGAAGCAGGTGTCGGAATGGGAGAAGAAGGCGCAGGACGCCGAGGCCGAGAACAAGCGCGTCAAGCGCATCGCCGACATCGACGCGTTCGCCAAGGAGAACGGAATCGCGCCCGCGCAGGGCGTGAAGGAAGCCACCTTCATGAAGTTCTTTCGCGAGGCGGTCGGCGAGGCCGATCTCGCCAACGCGGAGCAGATGAAGGCCGTCGTGGACAAGTTCAAGGCGGACTACGCAGGCATCTTCGCCAACGGCGGCGCGAAAGCGCCCTCGTCCGGCAGCCCCGCCAAGGGCGGCTCCGGCTTCACCGGCCCCAACCCGTGGAAGAAGGAGTCCGAGAACGCCACCGCGCAGTACGAAATCTACAAGTCCGACCCCGACATGGCCCGCAAGCTCGCGGCCGAGGCCGGGGTCACCATCCCCGGATAGCCTCCGGCAACCTCCAACCCAACTCAAACCAAAATGGCAGTCACCACCGTCGAAGACCTCACCGAGGCCCTCAACACTCCCTTCGCGAAGGAGTGGTTCCAGAAGTACACGACCGAGAACTCGGCCCTGTACCGCTCCGGCATCATCGCCACCGACCCCCAGATTCAGGCCCTCGTGACCGAATACTCGGCCCGTGGCAAGACCGGCGAACTCAACTTCTTCAACGATCTCGGCTCGGACGACGATCCGCAGTCGCAGACCACGCCCTTCACCCCCGCCGCGATGACGGGCGGCAAGGACATCTTCGTCATTCACAGGCGCGGCAAGGCGTGGGCGGCCCACGACCTCGCGGGCATCATCAGCGGCGGCGGCGACGTTGTCGGCCGCGCCCGGACCCTGATCGGGGACTTCCAGATTCGGGCCCGCCAGAAGATGCTGATGCGCACCCTCAAGGGCGTGTTCGCGAGCAACATCGCCAAGAACTCGGGCGACCTCGTGTTCGACATCACCGGGCTCGCGGGCAACGCCGCCGTCCTCGACGAGTACTCGCTGCTCGACGCGGCGCAGCTGCTCGGCGACGCCAAGGGCGCGCTCACCGCCATCGTCTGCAACTCGCAGGTCGAGGTCTGGCTGAACAAGCTCGGCGGCAAGTCGCAGGTCTACAAGCCCGCCGACGAGCGCCAGGGCGTCCTCGCGTCCTACAACGGCAAGTCGCTCATCATGGACGATGCGCTGCCCTACAACCCGCAGACCGGCGTGACGGAGTTCTTCCTCTTCGCCCGTGGCGCGGTTGCCGAGGCCTCCGCCGAGCCCGCCGAGAACAACCGCCGGTTCGAGAACTACCGGGAACCGCTCAAGTCCACCTCCGGCATCATCGCCCGCGACTCCTACGTCATGCACGTCCGCGGCATCAAGTACGTCGGCTCCACCGACGCCGACACGCCCGCGAACGACACGGTCGAGGCCGCCGCCTCGTGGACCCGCGTCTACGACAAGAAGCACATCCGCGTGCTGAAGGTCGTCGCCAAGGTCGGCACCTCCGCCTCCGGCGGCGGCGACTCCTCCGGCACCTCCGGCGCGTCCAGCGGCGCGTCCGCCTAGCGGGGCCCTGCCCTCCCACCGTCGCTCATCCGCAAGTCCGGCGACGCAGCCCGCCTCTGCCCGCGCAGGGGCGGGCTTCTTTTTACCCGGCGGGGATTGTAGGAGATTCACGCCATGCCAACAGAAACATCGCCCGCCCGTGTCGTTCTCAACCGCAAGCACCCCTTCCTCGTCAAGCGCGAGCGCCAGTTGAAGTTGAACCGCCTCGCCGTGGACGGAGGGGCCGAATACGTCCGCGCGCGCCTCTCTCGCGCCCCGAACGAGAGCGACCTTTCGTGGCTCGGGCGCTACCTCGTGCGCGGCGGCGTCGAGGGCGGCCCAGCCGTCACCTCCGTCGACTTCGGCGTCACCGGGCGGCGCGACCGCACCGCCTACGTCAACGACGCAGGGCGCGTCTGCGGCAAAATCCAGCAGTACCTCTTCAAGGAGCCCGTCAAGCGCGACGGCGCGGACGATGACTTCCTCGCAAACATGGGCGGGCGTGACTACGACCAGGTCCGGTTCTGGATGGACGTCTCCGAAGCGCTCACCTGCCAGCAATGGGTCTGGATTCAGGCGTCCCGCGACGGCGTCGCCGCATCCCTCGGCGAGCGCACGGAGGCCGACCGCGTCCGCTGGACGGCCTACCCGTCCGTCTCCGTGCCGGACTTCTTCATCGACGAGCGCTGCGACCTCAAATGGATTATCGTGGAGTCCGTGGAGCAGGTGCGCGACAACCCGTTCGTCGAGGACAGGTTCCGTACCGTCCGCTCCCTCTGGATGAAAGACCCGCAGACCGGCGCGGTCAGCCTCTGGCGCTTCTCCGACAAGACGCCGGACGGCCTCACCGCCGACTGGCAGGACGGCCCGGTCGCGCTCGACGGCCTCGACGAACTCCCGTTCGCGCTCGTGGGCCGCCCCTCGCCCTCGCCGTGGTGGTTCGATGACGCCGAGAACATCCAGTCCGTCCTTCTCAACCTTGACTCGATCCACGTCGACAACCTCGGGCGCTCCGTCTACCCGCAACTCGTCATTTCCGAAAGCACCCTCAACAGCCTTGAAACGAAACTCGTTCAGGACGTCGGCGCGGATCGCGGGCAACTCATCACGCGCATCGTCCGGGAGATCGTCCGGGGCGCGGACGCGCCCATCGTGGAATCCGCCGAGGAGTCCGGCACCACGCGCTACATCGCGCCGTCCGCCGCAGACCTCAAGGCCATCCCGGACGAAATCGAGCGCAAGCGCGCCCTCCTGTTCGACATCACCGGCCTTTCCCTCTTCAACAAGGAGACGCGCCAGACGCAGACCGCCGAAAGCAAGCAGTTCGACCAGCTAGACACCGAGTCCACCCTGAAGAACAGGGCGCTCCTGATGCAGGAGGCGGAGAAGCGGCTCGTCGCGATCTCAAAGGCGCTCGACCCGAACTTCAAGGAGTACGAGCCGGTCTGGCCGTCCTCGTTCGACGTCGTGGACGCCGCATCCGATATGCAGGTCGTGACGATGGTGGCGCAACTCCCGGACGCCGTTCCCGCGATGCGGAAGATGGCGCTCAAGGCCGCCGTGCGCGTCATTTCCACGATCTCCGGACACGACAAGGAACTCGAAGAGCAGGCCGCGAAGGAAATCGACGAACTGGAATTCAAGGATGACGCCGAGGCGTTCCCGGCCTTCGGAGAGCCGGGCGCGGATGAGGGCGAGGAAGGCGGCGAACCTGGCGGAAACAAGCCCGGTCAGCCCGCGCCGGGCAACGCGCCCGGAAGCGGCGCTCCGGCCTAGGCCTCGCCCTTGTAGCGGTAGACGATATTCCCGTCCGTGTCACGCCCGTCCGGGACGAGCACGCCCTCGAACAACTTGTATGGCGACTGCCCGGCCTGAGGGTTGTTCCACAGCCAGCGGATGTAGTCCGCCATGGACATGCCGTAGAACTTGGCGCGCTTCTCGCTGCTGTTGCAGTTGTACCCGGTCGCCTTCCCCCACTCAAAGCCGCCGAGCAGCCGGTCAACGTCCGGCTTGATGTCCGAGAACCGCACAGCGCCGTTCTTCTTGGCGATCTGGAGCGCTTCGCAGAACTGCCCGCGCGAGTAGTTCCAGTCCTGCGGAAGGCCGCAGCAAGAGCCGTTGCAGCAGAACTCCTTGAAGTGCGCGTCGGAGACGTAGAACCGCATCTTCGCCCGGTCGCACGCCGCCTTCATCTTGAGGATGAACGGGCGCTTGATGTTGCGATTGAGGCGCATATACCCCTGCGTGCAGGAATACTTCTTGTAGAACGCGAACAGGTCGAAGCCGCACAGTTCGTTGAACACGGGCATCTGCGCGCGCAGGGTGTTGCTCCGTTGCTCCATGCAGAGGAACTCCGTGGAGAGCGCCGTTGCGCCGCGCCGCCCGGCCTCCGCGATGAGGTCGAGATAGGTCGGCGTCGAAATGCCGATGATGAACGGGCGCAGACGCAGGGTCGCGCCTCCGGCACCGGCCTCCGCGATGCGCTGGATCGCGTCCAGCCTCTCCTGCGGGGACGGAACGCCCTGCTCGACGATGCGCGCCTTCTCCGCGTCGCCCGTGATGATGGAGAACTTGAAGTTCCAGTTCTTCTGTCCGCGCACCAGCTCCATGTAGCGCTCGTCTTTCGTCCACCAGGTCGCCTTCGTGCTGAAGCAGAGCGGGTAGTCGATCTCCTTGAAGAACCGGAGCAGTTCGAGGGTCTTCCCGTACTTGCGCTCGTAGCCGTCGAACTCGTCGCTCATCCCGCCCCACTGCATAACCTTCCGGGCCTTGATGTACGGGCCGAACTGCGTGGAGTCCGGTTCGAGGAACATCTGCTTGATTTTGCGGATGTCCACCCACTTGACCTCCTTCGCAAGGTAGGCGTCCTTCGCGCCGCCGAGCGCCCGCTGGAACTGCGCGAAGCAGTAGCGGCACCCGAAGGAGCAGTTGCTGTAGGTGTCGAAGGTCATCGGCATCGAGCAGTCCGCGACCTCGTTCGTCCAACGCGGAGATTGGTAGTATTCCATTGTCGTTTCCTCAAACTTGAAGGATCATCTCATAGTCAGAACCTTTCACGTCCAAGACTCGCGCCCCGACGTGCTGCCAAAACCCGATTGCTTTCTCCGCAATCGGAGTACGGAACGTAATTGCATGGATTCCTGCGGCTCGCGACCGGTCGGAAAGGTCTGCGAGTATCAATCTACCAAGTCCGATTCCCTGCCGTTCAGAGCGCACTGCGATCTCAATCAGCCGAACATGTTTCACGCAGCGAGCCGCGTAGTAGAAACCGACGGGCTCGCCGTTGTCGATGTAGACGCGGCACCAGACCTTGTCCGCAGATTCGTAGTTCATCCTGCGGAAATAGTTGTAAGACCGTTTCGCAACAGGAGAACCGCAGTCGTAGCAGACGGCGCGCACCGCTCCGTCGTTGTAGTCCGTCACGGTCACGAAGGAAACCCCGCAAAATCGAGAATCTTGTTCAGAATCGTGTCTGTTTGCGTTTTCGAGGTATCGAACCCCATCACAGGCACGCCGATTGAACGGAACTTCTCTGCGGCGCGTGCGGCCTGCCGCTGTTTCGCGGCAATCGTTCGCCACGCGCGTTCCTTTACACCGGACCTCTCGACCAAACGGTTGTAGATGACGTCTAGCGGAGCGCACAGGAAAACGACGAGCTGCCTTTTCGCTTTGAAGATGGCGTTCGTCAGGTTCAGACCGAATGTGTCGAGTCGCGATCCCTCGCACAGAATGAGATTCGTCTGATTGAGCGCCGCTTCAACCACACTCGCGAGCGGACTTGTTGCAGAGTTCCCGTCAGCGTCCTTGATTCTGTCCACGCCTCCAGAAGAACAACCATACGGACCGGCGAGCGCCGGGCCGCCATTCGTGAACGTGGTCTGATTCTCGATGCGAGAGATGCCGCCAAAGCGGTCAATGAACGCCTTGGCGAGTGTTGTCTTTCCGACCGCGTTCGTCCCCGTGACGATCACGCAGCACGTGTTCGCGTCTGGACTTGGAAGATTCTTCATACAGGGTCGCGTCTGGACTTGGAAGGTTCCACGGACAGGATTATGATGCGCATTCGTAGACGAGCTGCTGCCACTTCGTCCCTGCGGCGTCCTGAAGCATCCGCTCCGTGTAGAACCCGTCCCAGCGCGTCCCCTTCTCGAACTTGGCGACCGCGCACAGGCTCGTCTCGATGGCGAAGGCGTTGTCCTGCGTGTCCGCGCGGGCGCAGTCAAGGAAATCGTCAAGCGCCTGCCGCGCGCTGCTCCCGATAATCGAGACGGCCCCCTTCGTGTAGTTCTCGTCCGGCTCCCAGCCGAAGCGGATATCGTCAACCCAATTCGGGCGCGCGACGTTCGCCCAGCATTCTAGGAAGAGGAACGCGGCGTAGCGGCCGAAGAAGAACCACGACCGCACCTCTTCGTATGCGCTGCTCGTGGAACGTGTTGCGGACAGGCGCTCGTGCTTTTCCGGGACGAGCCCTTCGAGCAGTTTCGGGAACGCGCCGTTGCACCGGACGTAGCGCCGGTCGGTGCGGAACTTCAAGTTGGGCACGGCACGTTCCTTGTCCACGAGCATCGACAGCGCGCTCGGGATGTGGTACGTCATCGAGTAGAAGTAGACGAGCCGGAAGGCGTCCCAGCGCGAGAGCCGGAGGCGGCGGCAGAGCGCGGCGATGGTGCGTTCCTCGACGCCCGCGTCGCCTCGCCTGTGGTACGCGATGTACTCCGCGTAGGTCATCAGGAAGCCTGGGCCTCTTCCTTCGCGGGCGCGGAAGCCGGAGCGGGCGGGATTTCGTTGATGGTGTAGACCACCTTCGTGATTTCCTTGAGGCGAAGCAGGGTCGCGATCTCGGCCTCGCGTGCCTTCGGGTAGACGATGATGACGCGCTCCATCGCGGTCTGGTCGTCGCCGGTGAACTCCTGCATCGGAGGCGGCGTGAGGGTCGCGCCCTGGAGCTCGGGAGGGAGAGCGGAGGTGTCCACTGCGGGCTGCGTCTGGGCTCCGTCAGCCGGAGCGCCCGGCTGCGCACCTTCGCCCTGCGCGGGCATCGTCCCGTCATCGTTGAAGTAGTCCGGGAATCCGAACTCGCCGAGGTCGAAGTCTCCGGCAAGTTCGCCCATCTCCTCGGAAAGGAGGTCGAAGTCCCACGTCGCCAGCTCGGACACCTTGTTGTCCGCCAGCCGGAACGCCTTGACCTGCGCCGGTGAGAGGTCGGACGCGACCACGCAAGGCACGTTCTTGAGGCCAAGCCTCTGCGCGGCCTTGTAGCGCGTATGCCCGGCGACGATCACGCCGTCCTTGTCGATGACGATCGGCACCTTGAAGCCGAACTGCTTGATGGACGCGGCGACCGCGTCGACAGCGCCGTCGTTCCGGCGCGGATTTTTCTCGTAGGGTTTGATGGACGAGAGCGGGCGCTGCTCGACCTTGAGTGTGGTGTTGGTGCTCATGCCAGTTCCCGGTTGGTAAAATCAACTGCGCTCGTAGATGCACGGCGCGCCGAACTCCGCGTCCATGTAGGCGCGGAACTTTGGATCGTCAAAAGCGCCGTCGCCGATGGAGAACTGCCCGGATGCCACCGCGTCCGCGTCGAACCGCTCGCACTTCCAGTCCTTCCGGTATGTGAACTCGATTCCGGGCGTGCGAGCGGCGCGGATATTGACGAACGTGGCCTCCAGGTCCAGACCGATCCAGTGGTCGCGACCTTGGTAGCTCTCGTCCAGCGCGCGCGCAGCCGACGCATCCTCCGCATGGAGCCTTGTGTTGCAGTGGCACGCGCAGTCCACAATCGGGTATCCGGCGGCCAGAAGACGCCTACGCGTCTCCGCGATGCTTCGCCGGTAGTTCTCGCCGCCAGACCTCTGCGTTCCGAACGGAAGGAGAGCCGGTCGCCGCATCCAGAACGGAGTCGCGTCCACGTCTACGGGCGCGGTGTAGAAGTTATCGTCGAACGAGACAAGGAACTCGCCCTTGAGCAGCCCCGCGTCCATGACGGCAAGCGCCGACCGCCAGATGCTGCGGAACTTGAACTCTCCGGGCCGATTCAGCACCTCGTGCTTCACAACGGCGTCGGAGAGCCACGGCGGCGGGTAGCCAGCCACAATCACGCGCCCCACGTTCCGCGCGTACTTCGCGACAGAGCGGAGCGACCAGCGCAGCTCCTGGTTGCCGTGCTTGGAAAGTCCCGGCGGGCCGACGATGTAGAGGATGTCCATCAGATGAAGCACGCCGGTCCGAGCCAGCACACAAACGCGAAGAACGCGATGCACGCGAGAACGACGATTGCGCCTACGATCAGCTCGATGGGCTTCACGGCGCTAGTCCTCGACGAGGTTGGAACGCCGCTTGCCGTCCGCGCTCACGACGCAGAACGCGCGCCTCTTCGCCGCATTCCACGCGCCCGTATTCCATCCGTTATAGCCGCCTTTGATGTTTTCGAGTGAGCGGGAAGCGCGATGCTCGTCAATCCAGTCGAACTTGCCGCCGACCCACTTTCCGGACTTCTCTTCAAAGTAGAACGCGCAAGCGACGATCATCGGTCCCTTCTTCGTTTCTCCGCGTTTCCAATCGCTAGGGATTCCGCCTTCCCACTTGAAGGACAGCGAGTCGCCGCCGATCTTGAGTTTCCCGATGCGGCACCTTGAATCCTCCTTCGCGCTCCCGCCCTTGAACCCTCCGTACCGGAAGTCAAGTTGGAGCGCCACGGGTTCCGGTTCTTCGCGGTGTTGACTAGTCGCCGCTTCGCCCTCCCCCGTGGCGGGAGGGCCGGATTCGGCCGCGCCCGAAGAGTCCGCTTGCGCGGAGCCCCTTGCGGCATTGTCCAGTCCTTCCAAATACTCCCGCACGGCGTTCGTCGCGAAGTCCACGGCGCGCGCCGGGACTCGGATCGTCACGTCCCCAGTTGCAGGGTCGGTCGCACAGCCAGCGCAAGCCGCGACGAGACAGATTACGACGAAGCAAAGCGCGAATGCGGCGACGAAGCCGAGCGTGGAACGCAGTTTTGCCATTCTATCCATCTTGTTTCGCTCCCCTTCTTCTCCCGCCGGGTAAAAGCCTACTCCGCGACGCTCGCTGCGAGGATTGACTCGACCTGTTCGTCTGTGACCGCGAGAACCTGCTTGGCGATGTCCACCGCCTCGACGAAGCGCGGATGCGCTTCGGAAAGGTTCACCGCGTCGTCGAACGCCTCCTGCGCCGAGTAGCCCGGCGCGACCTCCATTCCAGCGAGCAGATCCTTGAACGCGGGGAGCAGACCAGCCGTGGCGATGGCGGACTTGAGCCGCAGCTTGGAGAACACGCGCGGCGGCGGGGGCGGGTCTTCAACCTCGACCCACGACTGCTCGATCTTCGTCGGGGCCTCGTCGTCGTAGGCGTAGCGCGGCTCAAGGTGGTAGCCATCGCGTGGATTCGGCCCCGGCAATTCGTCCAGCCGATACCAGCCGATGGAATTCAGATAGTCCTCGGGCAGTTGCCCGCAGACCGTGCTTCCGTCGATCACCGCGCTCCTCGGCGCGTTCGTGTCGATCCTCGTCTCGCTTATGATTCTCGCGTACATGGTGTCTCCTTATGTCTTGTCCGGGCCGGCGACGAGCGGATTGCCCGTCCATGTGTAATGGAGCGACCCGCCGATTTGGTCGTAGAAGCACGCAACGCCGTTCAGATCGACCACCGGAATCCAGTCGGATTCCGCGACGCCGGAAATCCACGACTTGAACGAATAGATTTTCCCGGATATGCCGACCGCGATTTCGTGCGAGCCCGTGTTTCTGTACACGTTTCTCGCGCCAACGCCTACGGGCTTCTGCGTTGTCAAGGTTCCGAAGTTGCCGATGGTCGCCGTGTAGGTGGTGCCGTTCTTTACGACCGTGTGCTGCCGATTGAAAACGTCCACCGTTTGCACGACGTCCGCGTTCGTTACGTTCTGCGATATGTTGTACTCCGGTTGAATGAGCACACAGCGAGCTCTCGCTCCATACGGCCCCGCGTAGACTCTGTTCGCGGTCGTTGGGTAGTTGTCGTAAAGCCCGAGCGGATTCGCCTCTCCGTCGGAAACATAGGTTCCGTTGTAATGCACGGTCAACGTGTGTGCATCGGTGGGAACGACCGCCTCCACGCATTGGGTTCCGTCGAAAACAAGGTACTGCACCTCCTTTGCATACGGGAGCGCGGGCGGCGCGAGCATCGTCTGGTGCGCGGCGATCATCATGCCTCGGCCTCACGCACGCTGACGAGCCAATGGTTCGCGGCGATCTCCGTCAACAGCGCAAGATGCACGCCCGCCTTGCCCGTGAGGCCCGCGAGTGCGTCCGCGCCGAAATCGACCGTCTCGCCCGACGGGAGCGAGATGGTCGCGAGCGCCGTCCCCGCGCAGTCGAGCCGCAGGAAGAAGTCTCGCGCATACCCCGCCACCGCCGCCGGGAACGTGAGATTGAGCGTTGTCACCGCCGATCCGACCGAGACCGTGTTCACGGCCCGATCCTGAAGCGCCGCCGTCGAGGTCGCGTCCGAAACGGCGATTGCGGCGGGGATGGAGTAGCGGAGGTTATCCACTCCGTCGACGATGCCGACGAGCGTGACGGGCGGATTGAGCGGTATGTTTCCAAGTTCAATTGCCATTTACTTGCCCTCCTTCACCCTGACCGCGATGGCGAAATGCGGGACGACGAGCACGCACCCCGTGCTGGCCCAGAACTCCTCGCCGTGCGAGTTGCGGCAGCGAAGTTCGTCCTTCTGGATTCTGCACTCGACGAACCGCTTGTCTCCCTCGCGCGTCAGCACGATGGCGTCCAGCCGCACGGCGCCCGCCTCAATGAAGTCATATCCGTCCATCACTTCTCCTCCGTCAGCACGTTGTTCCACATGATGAGCGC